CTCCGTTAGACTCCTTGATGCTGACAGTTGGCTTCTTGGGTTCTTCTGGCTTAAAGGGCGCTCTAGCAAGCTCGTTACCCTGTGCATCATACCTGATAGAGCCGGGGGATAACGTGAAGCCTTCTGACTTAGGCTTGGCAGTAGCGAGGCCTTTCAGGTACTCCGCAGGGTCCATAGCTCTTGCGTTTAAGGCAGTCAAGGCCTCTTGGTCACCCTTCTGTCGGGCCACCTGTACTGCTCTCTTTCTCTGGGCCTCCTTCTGGATATCTTGACCTCCGGTATCCAGAGCAGACACTTGAGCAGTCCTCTTAGCTGTTGCCTGCTTAGCCGCCGCGTAGAAAGCATTAGCAACATCGGTTCTGCCCTGAGACTGATACTTCTGTCCCATAGCGTTAAGCTGGGCAGGGTCGTTGGCGTACTGCTGTAGCTCCTTTTCGATAGCAGACTGCTGTTCTGCTTTGTTCTTAGCGTCAGCGCGGGACTGGAGCATACCACCTGCGGCTTTACCTAACCCAGCGATACCACCACCGATAGTAGAGCCAATGCTAGCTCCAGAGTCTGCGAGCATCCCTGCAATAGTTGCGTTAGCCATTACTGTTCTCCTTTAAATACTTTGGAGTAGTCTACTCTGTAGTAGCCGTCAGCGCCCTCATGTACAGCCTCAGGCATGACCTCCATTAGCTCTTGTGCCAGTACACCGTACGTCGGCTGAGACCCTGTGATGTCCTCGTGGCCTTCTTTCCAGTCCCATGTGTACAGCTTAATGCCGTCTTTAATTTCACCTATGTGCTTAATGTTCTCCTTCAGCCTAAGGTCAGAGGGCCACCACCAAGGCGCGTTCGTAGAGCTAGTACCTAACAGGCCACCAATTCCACTCAACAGACCACCGTAGACTCCACCGTACAGTTGTGCTAGGCCTGTCTGCTGTCCAAGCTCTCCTTGAATGTTAGCCAGTTGAGCCTCTAGGCCGAACTCACCTTGCTGTCTACGGGCTACGTCAGCCAAACTAGCAACGTCCAGCGCAGGAGCAAGGGATGACAAGAGAGCCGCCTGAGGTGCGTAGCTCTGCTGTAGGAACTGACCTCCTAAGGTTGCCTGCTGTGCCTGCTCAGCCTGTGCCTGTTGCATCGCGGTTAACATGGCGCTGTTCTGTTGCTCTGCAATGGCTTTCTCAAACGCGAGTTGCTCTGGTGCTCCACCGTACTGATTAGTACTGATACCAGCGCGGCCCTGCGACAACATACGCTCCTCTAGTGCTAGGCGTTGCCGCTGTTGCTCTGGTAACTGAGTAGCCCTGATTCGATCGTATATAGCAGACTCTCGTCCCGCAGTGTCCTGCATGGCGTTAGAGTAGAACTGACCAGCGCCACCGAATAGCTGTTGACGCATTGCCTCCTGTTGAGGACTCAGGTTGTACGTGGTACTCCCGTTTGCTCCAGTCGTGGTTGAGCCTGCTGACCCAGTGACCGTAAACGGTTGGAACGTAATGTCAGGAGCAGTAGCCTGTGTAAGAGGGGTCTTGTACAGGTTCTCTATTTCATCAGGAACTAGACCCTCAATAGTATCACTTAAAAAGCCCATTAGTACGTACCCCCGTTGATAGTAACAGTATCTGAGTTGTCCAAAATCATGGTCACATCCCCTGTTACATTCAAGTTAGGAACTGTTACCAGTCCTGTAAAAGTGGGTGAGTCAGTGTTGGCCTTGCTCGCAATCGCAGGAGCAATGTTGTCAAACTCTACGTTAAATTCAGTGCCTCGGATAATTTTGCCGGGGTCTCCAGAGGGCAAACTATCCTTAGCGGCAAAGTTAGTTGTCTTTGTGTAGTTGCTCATAATGTTTTACCCATAAGTGCTAAGACGTTAATTTCTTGGAGAGATAAAGCAAAACCGTTTATTTCTGACTCAAGACCGATTGTAATTACTGAGCCGCTTCCAGTGGCGTTCACGGGGGGCCTGCTTACTGCCTCACCTCCAGTGAACTCGGCAACAGTGTACTCTATACCTTCAGTGTTGTACGTAAACGGAATTTGGTTACCTACCGTAAACTCCGATGTAGTGTAAGTCGTACCAAAATCGTACGCCCACTTAACGTACACTGTGGCGCTGTTGGCTCCTACTAAAGTAGGCCGTAATTTCTTTAGGAACTTTAGCTTCGCTGGATCACCAAAGGTCAATCCGGGGCTGTAGTACCTAAAGATGTAACTTTCGGGAGTTATGGTTCCTGATGCGTTAAACTCGTCAGTGTACCCACCGTACTCACCCAGACCATCAATCGTACCAACCAGAAGAGTGCCGTCCGTGTTCTTTCTCTCAAACGACTTAAACGGCGCTCCTGTCCATCTGGTGACCCTGTATGAATTGTTCTCTAGTCGGCCCTTGAGATCAAAGCAGTAAGTAATCTCTTGATCTGGGAACGCAATTAAATAGAAAGAATGCTCAGGGCTGTACACAGATGCTGTAGGAGCGGTACGTGCTTCCAGTACAGAGATCAACTCAGTCTTGATGTTTAGGCTCAAGTCAGACATAGGTAGTGACTTCTCTTGCACTGTTCTACCAAAGCTCCTCAGACCGTCTTGAGACATAAATATAACGTCAGTACCGATACCCTGCACAGAGTTTCTACAGATACAGCCTACGCCCGTAATCGTGTCCTCTAAGGTCATAAGAGCAGGACTAAAGGCGTTACCGTAGACTAGTATGCTGTGCTTGCCTAAGATAATGAGCTTGTCGTTGTGAGCGACTAAAGCCCTAACCTCATCGTAACCGTCAGGCCACGCCTTAGACACGTTTATGGAGCCGCTGGAGCCTCCTGAGAAGTCTGTACCAATCAATAGGTCTGACCAGTAGACTGTTTGTGTGTCTCCACCGTTGTCCACAACAAACAACCTACCGTAAGCCGCCAGAGCCTCGTGACAAAACAGGTTAGTGTTCGTGGGTGAGCCTTTGGCATCACTAAACGTCCTGAGTCCTGTGGCATCGTCGTACACGAGCGGCTCTAGGCCTCTCTGGAAGAAGTAGGCCTTGTCGTTAAAGTTTACGATCTTCCAGTTGTTCCCCGTAACAGTGTACCCTGAAGGAGTAATTCTTGTGAGAGTGTCATCAGGGTCAGTAGTCGTGGTGACTTTGAAGATTGCGTTGTTCCCTGTGACAAAGATTTCTTCGTTACCAGCGTCATCGTAAAAGTGATGTACGTTGTGAGCGTAGTCAGTGCCTAACCAGTAGCGGTCAGTAGTAGACAGTTGTACGCCCTTACGGGCCGCGATACGTCCCCTCTTGTCGATAACAGCATTGTCAGCAATGTCTGCAAAAGAAAAGTCCTGACCGATAGGAGAATCTTCTGTGTTTACTCCCTTGAAACCCGGAGCAACTAGATTAATGCTTTGTAGTGGCTGTGACATTCACTAGTCTCCTTAAGGAGTGTACCAAATGGTTTCTTCAGGGTGCTTCTGTGCGTCTAGAGCGATAGCGTCACCCAAAGACTTATCAGCAACAGCAAAGTACTCTGCAGTAGACGTACCGCCTGTCTCACCACGCTCACGGGCCAACAGAGCCACCGAAAGATGAAGCACGGGGAGATACGGGATGATTAGCGGGTCCGTGTCGTTTACCAGAATCTTAGGGCGTAAGACCGTCCCTGCGCCGTCTGTAATCTCACCCCTGTTTAGTACGTTGAACCTCAGAATAGTACCGTCATCGGAAGGCTTTGGGTACAAATCTACCTGAGTGTCTCCGTTGTTATCTACACCGTTAAACGTGTAGTACCTAGGGGGACCAGAGACAGGCTCCTGCATCATGTACCGCTGGTCAAACCAGATGGGAGTACGGTAATCCAAGTCCCAGTTATCGGTGTCGTTGTACGCGTGTAGTACCTTAAAGGAGTTTCCTGCGCCTGTCATGATATAGTTAAAGATGTCTGCAGTAGTCTCCACGGTCAGGGTGGTCCTGAGTGCTGACCAGTCCCAAGCGTCCTCGACCATAGCCTTAGCGTCGTTAACAAAGTCACCGACCATCTTGCTGTACGTAGTAGACTGAACGCTAGAGACTTCCTGCTCCCTGAGGCGTCTCATTGCGTTGTTTACTATGTTTAAGTACGTCATCATACTATGTCACCTTTTAGTCCTTGCAAGAAGCGGGCAATAGGGTAATCTAAGCCACCATCTTGATTACCTGTGAACAGGGGTGTTAAGAAGTCCTGCTGACCGAACCGCTGACGCCCTAGTAGCTGTGGGTCACCTGAAACTCCTATGTCTGCTATGTCTAGCTTAAGATCAAAGCCACCACCGCCAGTGTTGCCACCACCGCCTTCATTGGGACCTCCGGGGCAGTTCTGTGGCTCTTCACACTGACCAGTGGACTCACAGTACGACTGACCCTCAGGACACTGAGCACACTCAGCGGGGTTAGCGGTAGCGTACTCTAGACAGCTACAGTCGTTACACTCAGGCGGTGCTTGGATGCACTGGTCAAAACCCTGAGGATCTTCTATGAATCCGGGCTTGCATTCACCACAGGAGCCGTCTTCGTTCGTGACCCTGTCTTGTTGGTCACAAGCATCAGTCGTAGGCTCTGGATCTGTTACTTCAGGAGCTACGTAATCCCAGCAGTTAGTACCTTCGGCATCATCTTTTAGTTTCCCGTCTGTACAGTGGGTTGACTCACAGTTCTGGTTCCAAGATATTGTTGCAAAAGTAAAACCTGATGGCTT